CGACCATAAGCTTCTTCAAGGGTTGCTTTACGCTTACCTTTTGCATTATCTCGTTCTACATTCAAAGCGATAGCTACTGCCTGTTTTTTAGGCTTTCCAGCTTTCATTTCAGCTTTAATGTTTTTAGATACTGAGGCTTTTGAGCCTGAACGGTCTAAAGGCATGATTCTCTCCAAGTTTCTGATAGTATAAAGCGAATTCTAAAGGAAAACATGGACTTCAACGAGATTTTTAAAGAGCTATTCAGTCTTACTAAAGATGGCTCTATTCCAAATACTTCTCCATTGGCTGAGAAATTACGCAATCTTCCAGCGTTTGCCATCAATACCAAATTGTTTGGGCATGAGTTAGCTGAAAAATACTATGGTTACAAAAGACTTCCTGAGAAACACGATGCCTTTACTCAAGGTTGGAAAGCTAGTGTTTATGACGATTTCCTGCAGGAATGGTTTATTTCCACCTGTGAAGAACTAAAGATAGCCCCTGTATTGCACCGTAAAGTTTGGGAAGAAGCCTATGTAGTAAATACGCTACGCTCTAAGCTTAAGCCTGGCATGAAAGGCATAGTTTTTGGAGTTGGTGAGGAGCGTTTGCCATCCCTCTTTGCATCTTATGGCTGTGAAATTCTAGCTACCGACCTAAATCCTAATGAAGAAGCTTCTCAAGGATGGGCAGCTACGGCTCAACTTGGCTCTTTAGATAAGATTTACAAGCCTGACCTGATTGACAGGGCATCCTTTGACCGCCTTGTGTCGTTTGAGTACGCTGATATGAATAATATTAGTGAACACTTACATGGGCAATTTGATTTCTGTTGGACTTTATGTGCGTTTGAACACTTAGGCTCTATTGAGAAGGGTCTGCAGTTTATTGAAAATACAGGCAAATTGTTAAAGCCAGGCGGTATTTCTGCTCATACGACTGAGTTTAACTACAGCAAAGAAGAAGAAACGATTGATAACTGGGGAACTGTTCTATTCCGTAAGAAAGACTTTTGGGAATTAGGACAAAGGCTTAAAGACTACATCGTGCCACCTATTAACTTTGATGTAGGTGTAAACCCTATAGATTCGTTTATTGATATGCCCCCATACGCTTGGCATGAAGGTCATAACGAGAATTTAAATCATTGCCATCTAAAGCTAATGGTAGACGGCTTCCCATCTACCTGCTTTGGAGTGTCATTTCAAAAAGCGTAGTTTGTAGGTAGTTGAGTCTACTAAGTCTGCAATAGCATCCATCAAATTGCATAGTTGCTCATCTTGCGGAAGGTCATTACGAGCTTCTTTGATGAACTTTTGTAGGCTTTGTAGGTAAGCTATTGGCTCTTTTGGCTGGTGATATACGCTTGGGAAAGACTTAATCTGTTCATAACAGCCCATATAGGCTTCTACATAAGCATCTACTAACGGCACAATACCGTCATAGTAGGACCGCAAAGCCTTGTGTTTAGCGTAGGAATCAGTAGACCAATGAAAGAAATGGGTATTGGTTGCGCTATGCAACATAGTTGCTGCAAATAGGGCTACATTTTCTTTCATATCAGTTCCTTATCTAAAAGTTGGACCATAAGCCCATGAAACTGCCGTAAATCGTGTTCCTTTTGTTACAGGAAGTACCCTGTGATTCAAAAAGGCTGGAAATACAACAATATCTCCCTGTGATTTTAATACATTTTCATTAGGATTTGTTGCCAGTTCAAGCTCTCCACCTTCAAAGTCATCGTTTAGCCTTACGACAATAGAGAGTTTTCGTTGCTCATTGTTTACAGGAGCTTTGGAATCCATGTGCCAGTTGTAGTGTCCACCTATGTCATATTTAGACATTTGGACTTTTTCCATGCGATGCACATGGTAAGCCCAGACTTCATTGGCTTTTGCTAAATAAGACTGTAAAACGCATCCTATTGGTGTATACAGCTCCTGCCAGACCAACTCAGTTATGCGTGAAACATCATCTTTAACGCTATCTTTGCCCCTGTCTACCTTGGCTTCATCAGCTTTATTCCATTCGGTTTCTGCTATTACAAGCTCACAAAACTCTTTAGATAATGCTTTATCAAACAACAAATAGGGCGTGTTAATCATTTATTTCCTCAATCATTACTAGGCAGCCACCGCCTTTTTTAATTTCGCCTCTGTGTACGATTAATACATCTATTTGCTCGTCATTATCAAATACGCCAGCATCAGCTAGCGCATCCCATAAAGCTTTAATTCTGTTGTCTATGTCTTGTTTTCTACGGTCTTTAGGGTACAAAGTAACTTGGAACTCTAGTCTTGCTTTGCCTAGCTTTGGGACATTGTATTCAGCAACATAGTCAGAAACGGCTTCTTTAAAGGCAACTCCAGCTTTAGATACATACCGTCTATGACCATGAGTTCCCCAATAATGGTTTATAGATGGTGGCAAAGGTAGATTAAGAACTAACATTTAGTAACCTAAGTGTCTCTGCGTGTAATGCTTCTTCAGTAATGCCATATTCCCTTTCAAATCGTTTTCTTCCCATTCCATGAATACTGGTATTTGAGCCTCGATGGTGGTAGGGGCAGAGACCGATAACAGGGGCAGAACTTCTTTTACCAGCTCGTCTAATGTGATGCAGTTCGCAGGGTGTTCCCTCATTGCCTTGATGCCGACATAATGAGCATCCCAGTTCAGCAACTTTTCTGTAGTGTTCTTTTTCATCTTTAGTCATGTTTGTGCAAGCTGGTTTGTGGAATCCAGTATTGAGGCTCACGCCCAATCTTTCTTGAGTATAGCCATTCAGGGTGTTCTTCAGCTTCTTCTGCTGTAAACCAGCCTTTAATCTCATATTTACCATAAGCACCGACTAGCAAATAAAAGCGCTTGCCTTTAGGGTCATTTGGTTTAATGTGTAAATGCCCATCCTTGTATGGTGTAGTTCTGACTTCAAACTCTCCAACATCAGGCTCATTTCTGTTGCCCTTCCACCAATAGACATTTAAATGCTTGGCAAATGCAGCTTCAGCTAAAGCTCCTCCTACCATTCTGTCCCAAAATGTTTCTGCTCCTTCTCCTGAAACATTGTAGATTTCATTGTTTTGAATGTTTTGTACGGCTCTTTGGCATCCTACAAATGAAGCCATTGCTATTTCGGAAGGGCTTAAAACTATCTTAGTCATCAGCAATATCTTGTAATTTAAGGGACATTTCAATCATGTCTGTAGCTATTTGATAAGCCAATGCCCATTGTTTCTTTTGCATGGCATCTTCGTAATCCCTAGATAATTTGCGTAAAACTATTAATGGTTCGCTGTAATCTCTCATTTAATGCCATGCCTTTCTTTTGTTTCTTTCATCAATTCATTTATGTGGCTATTCATAGAATTGTGAATTTGTAACATAACCTCCAACTCCTCTATGCGTTCTGCTTGTTGGCGAAGCATAGGGAGTGCTTTTTCAATCCAACGAAAGGCATCAACTTCATCAAACGAATCCCAGTTTTCTTTGTAATCATTTACTAATTCGTATGCGTTCATTGCAGCACCCTCGGTGATGGTGGAGACATTGGACTAGGTGGGACTGTATAGCTAGGAGTTCCGACTGCATACCCGGATGGAGTTACAACTTGATTTGGATAGACTGTAACGCTTTGGGTTACACGCCCAGCATTATTGACTATTTGCCCTTGATTGCCTTGGACCTGTACAGTTCCTTGGCTATAGCCTTGTGGGTTGGTAATTACATAGGTTTGAGCTTGTGCATCAGATAACCAAATGCCTACGCTTGCTCCAGCTAAAAATATTAGAATTTCTTTCATCACTTTCTCCAAAAAGGTGGGGCTACTTACGCTCCGTATGTGAAGCGGAAAAATCGTGCGCTTTCGCCCCATAAATTACCTGCAAATCGTTACCCATTGGCAGCCACCGCCACCGCATACATACTGTTGCCAGCAATTAGCGTGTTGGGCTACTGCAAATCCTACTACAAAAAATGCTGCTGCTGCTACAAGTGCTTTTTTCATGGTTTTCTCCTTAAAATGGCACATCTTCTTTAATGTCAGTAAATGATTTTGATGCTTGTTGCGTTGGAATAGCTTTATCTTCAGGTGGATTTAAGTAAGCTAAAAGACCGCCTTCTTTCATTGCAAACAATGGCAATGTTTCTAGTTTAAGCATCAACCCATGCTTTGTTTCCATGATTACGCCAATAGACTGATAGCGTTTCTTAGTTGTACCGTCTTTGTCCTGGTACTCAGAAACTGCTGCTTTTACAAAATATTGAATTGCCATTATTTATTCTCCATTAATTTAACTTCTGCTTCAACTTCACTTAAAAACTGCTGTATTTCTGCATTCATGTACAAAATGAACTCAGGGTCTCTAGGCACATTAACTATTAGCAACTGGCTACGCTCTGGCATCCTTGGGTCAAAACTAACAAAATCGCACCATTTAGCCCCTGTAACCGACATTTGCGCTTGCATCTGAATAAAGTATTTCTTGGGTGGCTCTTTAGCCTTGAAGTATTCCCAATGCGTTGCGCTATTAGGGCATTTAATCTCAATTAAGCCTTCTCCTACGATGCCGTCAGGACTGCAACCAAACCCTTGAATTGTAGGATGGTCAATAAAAGCCACCTGGTCTACAAAGTTATGAGTTGCAACTTCGTAAGCTACCCTAGCTTGTGGCTCTGTAGCTGTTCCCCATTCCATAGCTGCATTGGTATATGATGGTTCAATGGTCTTGGTAGTTCTTTGCAAGGCAAGCTCAATCAGATAGTTTTGCCGACTAGCTGAAGGACCTGTCTTTGTCTTAGCCAGTATGTCAGCTACCCTAGAAGCTGTTACTTTGCCCCTGCGTAACTCATGCCATTCAGGTGTACCCTGCTCTACGGAAACTCTGTCCTCAGTTGTAAATGTAGTCATGACAATTCCACTTTCTTCATATCTTTAGCATTAGCAATCAACTGGACTGCGTTCTTGTCTTTGGCTACTGCAGCGTAGGCTTTGCCATAAACATCTTTAAGCTGGTCAATAGTTGTGCAGTTTTTGATTGAATCTACCCATAATTGAGCATCTGAAGTTAAATCAGGTGTTGGCTCGTCAGGCACATCTTCACCAGCGTAAATGTATAACCCAAGACCATGCAGGGCAATAGCTTTAGCTAGGCAGCGTTGCATAGCTGTGTTCACATCCATAGCGTTAGGGTTAGATATTGCTTTGTTTTGATGGTTTAGAACAGGTAACTGGGAAGTCATTGTCTTGCCAAAGGCTGTAACTGAGCAAAATACCATCAAAGTATCGCCAAATTGCATAGGAGCTTGGTAGTCCCAGGTAGCGGATGGGTCAAGCTGTAGTAACTGGTCTACTGCCCATGCCCATGACAAGTAGGTAAATTTACCTTTTTTGTCTGTATGTTCGTTAACATTAATCTTGCGTATTTCGTTGTATGTAGTCATCACTTATTCCTTAATCGTGTAAAAAGCCAGCACTCAAATCTTCTTGAGCATGATTCTCTGCAAATTTCTCCATGTAATCGTAAGCCATGCAGAATAGCTTACGACCTAGTGCTTCGTAATCAATTGTTGATTGTTTGATAATGTCCTCAACCGCTTGGCGGTCTGACTCGTTAGCTTCGCTAATACCTTCTGCAAAGTTGGAGTATTCGGTAGGGTCGTAGTCTGTATTGAGCAAATCAGCTATGCGCTCATCAAGTAAATCTGAATCGTCATCTTCAGGCTCGTAGTATCTATCGTGCATTGACATCATGTTAAACACCCAACGCAAACATCACGCCCAATATCAATCCAAGAATCATTGCACCCAAAATATCTAATGCTGTTGGTTTCATCACTTACTCCTTAATTGTTTAAAAAATTGTTGATTACTGCAGAAGCGTTTGATGTTGGATACCAAGAATCTGTGCCAACTTCAATTTTTGATACTAAAACATTGTTGCGAACTTCTAAGAAATTACCTAAATTCAATTCTTCAATCAAAGCAATAATTTCTTGTTTTGTTGATTGTTTTTTGGTAACTCTTGTAAGGTATGCCAAAGAATGAGCTGCGTGGTCAGCTAAGTTGTTTGCTGATAAAACTTTAGCTGCTGCAACTTGTCGTGTTTCAAATTTATTCATCACTTACTCCTTTACTGTTGAACTAGCCTTCACTTTATTCCTGTAAAAACCATCAGTCAAGCACTTTTTCAAGGTTTTTTCAATTATTTTTATAGGTGGATTCCCTAATAGGTGTATTTTCATATATTTTAGGTATATGATAGCGAAAAAGGAGAAATACATGAACCCATCAGATTTATTAAAAATTGAGTTTGGCAGCTTGATAAACCTTGCTGAAAAGCTAGGAATTCAGCCTCAAACCATTTATTTATGGAACTCTACAAAGATTCCATTCAAGTATTTAAGAAAGATTGAGGAGCTTTCAGAGCTTCGTTTGACCAGAGAACAATTAAGACCTGACCTTTTCAAAAAGGATTAATCGTGAATTTTTACCCTTTTCATATAGGGGACTACATTAGCCATACCAGCCATCTTACCGATGAGGAAGATTTGGCTTATAGGCGCATGATTGACCTTTATTACATGACGGAAGCTCCATTCCCGAATGATTATGCTTGGATTGCTCGTAGAGTTAAGTCCAACAGAGAAATCATTTCAGAGTTATTAAAAGAGTTTTTTGAGCTTGAAGATGATGGGTTATGGCACAGTTCTAGGGCTGACAAAGAGATTGCAAAGTATCAGTATTTGTCAGAATCAGGAAAAAAAGGTGCTGAAAAAAGGTGGAGCAATAGGGAAGCAAAGGCTACCAATAGCCCCCCTATTAGCCCCCCTAATGCCACCCTTATAGCAACCAAGACCATTACCAAGAACCAAGACCATATAACTACACCTGACGGTGTAACTGAGTCTGTATGGAATGACTATTTAAAAATTAGGAAAGCAGCTAAGAAACCAATAACCGATACAGCACTTAAAGGATTGCTAAGGGAGGCTAGTAAGGCTGGTAAAAGTTTGAATGAGGCGTTGGTAATATGTTGTGAAAGAAGTTGGCTAGGATTTAAAGCTGAATGGCTAAAAAGTGATGTTCAACAAGTGGAGAAAGTGAGATTTTTATGATTGGTCAAAACGCAATAACTAAAGAATCACAGGATGTAATCGTTGTAGTAGGACTTAACCCATCCTGGTTTGATGGTCAGCATCAAAGCGGAGTACCGTTGGTTTATACACAAAAGTCACGCCCTAAGCCTAATGACCTTGCAATCCTTAAAGGCAAAAGAGTTCAGTTAATTCATGGCAATACAACCGATGAGTTGTTTGCAAGATGGTACGCAGAGATTGTGAATACAATGCCAAGCCAACTTGTAGCTTTGGATTCTGAAGGAGAAATATTTTGCGGATAACTGAGGATATTGACTTTGATGCGTATAAAGAAACGGAAAACATCCGTAATCGAGTACGAGAAAAGTCAGAATTTACCGATGAAATCAACCATTACTTTGCCACTAGAGCTAATGGCATAGATGGTGACAAGCTACCCTGGCATAAGACGGACCAGCTCATAGGATTTAGAAAGGCTGAAGTCAGTATTTGGGCAGGTGAGAATGGTTCAGGTAAGTCCATGATGCTTGGTCAGTTAAAGCTAGGACTATTGGCTCAGAACAAAAAAGTCCTTACTGCAAGCTTAGAAATGCAGCCATATAAAACGCTTGCTCGTATGGCTAGGCAAGCAACTGGAGCGCCAATGCCTTCTAAAACGCTTATAGAGGCGTTTTCAGCTTGGAAAATGGATATGGGATACCTGTATGACCATGTAGGTCGTTTAGAGCCTTGGCAAGCCGTTGCTTTGTGTCGGTATGCTGCCAAACAATTAGGCATACAGCACCTGATTATTGATTCCATGATGAAGTGCGTAAGAGGAGAAGATGATTACAACGGTCAAAAAGACTTTGTTGATGCTTTATGCGATGTAGCAAAAGAAACCAACTTGCATATTCACTTGGTCCATCACCTTAGAAAGTCAGGTGAAGGAGACAAGATTGCAGAGAAAAAGGACATTAAAGGCTCAGGAATCATTACCGACCTTGTAGACAATGTGTTTTTAGTTGCAAGGAATCGTAAGAAAGAGAAGGAAACAGAAGTCAATTTGCTTCCTGATAACACTAAGCCTGATACATACCTTGTTTGTGCAAAACAGCGAAATGGTGAATGGGAAGGAACTTTAGGTTTTTGGTTTGACAAAAGAAGCCTTCAGTTCACAGAAGAATTTGGCTTGCCAATGACTAACTTTTTGGAGAGATAAATGGAAGAAATTAACCCAAACCAAGCAGTAGACTTTTTACTTAAAAACGCTGGTCTTTACGCTAAAGCTAAAGCTGAACGAGTGTATTTAGAGGAATTTCGTAAGTCTAAGAAAGCTTTGCTAATGCAAGAAGCGTTTTGTGCTGGAGTTGACACTATGGCAGGTCAAGAGCGTGATGCCTACGCTAGAAGCGAATACAGAGAACTGTTAGATGGTTTAAAAGCAGCCATTGAAGTAGAAGAAAAGCTAAAGTGGCAATTAACTGGAGCGCAGTTAAGAGTAGATATTTGGCGTACTAACCAGGCTAATAACCGCTTTATTGAAAAGAGTACCGTATGACAAGACGAGACTTTTTAGAAGAAAAGTTTAAAAATGCTAAGAAACAAAACAGCTTTTTACTGTATTTAAAGGTAGTTTTTTGGAGTTACTTTAAATGAATGAACCTAAAACATTAAGAGAAATAGCTGAATCTGAGGGGATTAGCCATCAAGCTATTACTGAAATCATTGAACGAGCATTAAAAAAAATTCAAAAAGAGTTGGAAAAACGCAATATCAAAAAGGAGGATTTACTATGAAAGAGAGCCATGTCATTCAAGAACAAGATGGAAGTTTTACTGTTAATGTTAAAGGTAAAGCGAAAGTTACTTATACGGAACCCATCCCTTTTTTGGGAATATATGAGGAAAGTATGGAAAATGAAAAGCTAGCAGTTGCTAAAAACAGCACATTTAGATATTCATCAGGTAGCGATGTACTAAAGACTTGGAAGGCATACGGATTCGTACCACCTTCCACAGTTCGTAATGACTACCTTTTTAAGGCAAACCGCATAGCTTCAGGGCTATCAAAGTAAGGCGTAGATTTGGCGATTGCTATCTGTAGGGAAGAAGGCAGAAAAACTCCCTACTTATCGCATCCTCTAATGTCTGCCTAACCGCCTTAATCGTTGCGTAGGATTGCTAGGACTTTTTCAGTTCTAGCTTTCCTATCTTCCAATCCGTTTAAGCCACCATTGATTTTCTTGGTGATGCCTTCAATATCCATAGGATTTTTATCAGCAAGCTCATTAAGATTGCGTTTGTTCCAGTACCATCCTGCGCTTAAAGACGCATATTCAGGAGTAGCAAGCAAATCAGGGTCACTAAGAACATCCACACCAGCATTATGTCCGAAATTAGCATAGTTCTCTCTACCTGTAAGTTGGATTAGTCCACGACCACGATACTTCCAGCCATCGCCTTCTTCAATGTTACCCATACGACCTGAATAAACTTTGTTAGCTATCTTTTCAGGATTATTAGCGTATTTTTCGGCTGTGTCCATATCAGGGAATCGGCTTCCCCAGGTACGCATTAAAGCAGCAGCAGAGTAATTAAGGTTTTCAGATAAGAACTTAAAGCCCCCTGATTCGTGCATCACTTGAGCTAAAAAACACGCCTGTCTTTGTGGCGTATTAATGTCGTATTTTTCAAAACAATGGTTTAAACCGTCTAACCATTTATCGTCTAATCCTAGGGAATGGAGTTTTTCAAGAGTCAATTGAGCCATTTATTTACCTTTTAATCATCATGTTTGAAGCAATAATCATCATGTCTTGCACTTTGTTTATGTTTTCAGGAGGCGTTTTCCATCCTACTGTTAGCTGTCCAGCGAATTGCCCTGCTGCTATTGGCATACTAGAACGGCATAGGAATGTAGCCCCTTGTTGGATGTACCAAAGACCTACTATGGATTGCGCTCTGTTGTACGAGCCACAAGGAATATTGCCAGCGTATAGGCTAATAAGGTCTGAGTTGTTATCAGCGTTGTTAGATAACATTCCTACATCTAAGCCGTCATGGGCTTTGTCACGACCTTCTTTTGTGTATGCCCTGACTAGAACCCTTGTGCCAAGCATGATGTCTACTTCAAATATAGCCACTACATCAGCGTTTGCCTCTTTAATAAGCATCTTGGCTACATCGTCAGAACGGTTTACATCTATCTTAGGAAGTGCCTTGTTTTTATCGTATGCAGCAATCAAGAACGATTGATTGGAATAGATAAAGTAACCAGTAAATGAAAGAACAGCAAGAAGGACTACAACTGCCAGCTTAAAAGGGCTATCTATGTAAGTTAAAACGCCTAAAAGAGTATCTTTAGCGTTACTTTGCTCAATCTCTGCCATTACTGTAATGAGTCATATTGTTTATAACAAGCTTGTAGGGCAACCCTTATTTCGTCTGCTCTGGCAGCTTCCCTAACAAGAAATTCTGCATCCTCGGCAAAAAGGCTGGTTCCGTTGCAACTTTTTCCATTGCTGGTTTCTGCGGTACGACTGGTACGCTTACGCAGCTCACTAACAGCATCGACAAGCTGATTATTAATATCTTTGAGTTGAGCATCTTTGTCTTTCCTTATTTGGTCTGCATCCGATTGGTATTGGTGTTCTTTGTCTCTAATAGTCTTTTCAGCTTTACTTTGCTGGTAAGAGCATCCATTGACAAATCCACCGCAAAACAAGGTTACGGCTACCAATGCGTAAATAGCGTATAAGTTCATCTAAATCCACTTATTCTTGGCGAAAAGACGAATGTGGCTTGATACGGATTAGGTTTTGGTTGGAAATTATCATCGACCAAACCACGCACATTCCAACCCAAATTGATATAAATACAACGGCTAAAACCAATAGTGGCAACAAGAGTAAATTGAAATAGTCCATTAGCGTGAACCAAGCACCAGCCTTTTTTCGCATTGTCATTGTCCTTGATGGTTTTATCACCCTGTACTTTAGTACAGTACGGTTCTGTAAGGTAACGAATAGCAAAAGAATAAGCAGGATTACGCCATAGCCACTTGACCATTGACCAGTAATTAATGCCGTTTATTTGCTGAAATGTTGCATCGCCATATAAGTCGTTATCAGGAGTGTTAAACCAATTTAACCAAGTAGGCAGTACAAAGCCAATGCTACGCTTTGAATGGTTATCTAGCCACCAATCTTTATGTACGCCAAACAAAGGCAACACAGGGGCTAATATGACCGCTATAAATGTCAATAACAGGCTAACTGGTACTATGGCTAGGTAAACTAGATAAATCATCTTATAGGCTCTTTTGTGATGTATCTAAGAATGGCAGTAGTAACGCCTACAACAGCAAAAATTAAGCCGTAATACTTAGGGTCAATAATTGACTGTAGAGCTGGAAGGTAATCTAACAAAGCACCAAAAACAACTAGGGCTACTGAGAACCACATTGTCTTGGACTTGTAGCACTTCATTTTTTAATAAAGAAAATATCGGTAAGGAAGCTGATAACGCTACCAACAACGCCAGCAGCTCCCATTAATGCCCAAAGACTGCCTCTTGACCTTTCAGCCATTGCTACTAGCTTTTTAAGGTCATCATCCATAGAGTCAATCTTTTTCTCCATAGAATCAAATTTGCGTTCGTAATCTTCAACTTTCTGCCAAAGAACTCCATACTTAACAGGGTCAATCTCGAACGCCATTGGTATCATCCTTATTGCACGACTTCAACTTGCTCAGTCAAAGAGCGTTTTAACATATCAATAAATGCTTGTTTGCCAACTTGCAACTGGTCTAAATTGAACTGAGTAGAACCAATTTTACGGTCTAAATCAGCAATATGATTAACCATTTGTTGTTGCTCAGGCTTCATATCTTCTAATACATACTGCACATCGTCAATAGTAATGGGAGTTGTTTTTTTCTCGCCCATGTCATTCTCCTTGTGGTTAAAAAATTATGCTAATTGCTCATCAGTTGGTTTAGTTAGCGTTGGATGCTCCCATTTTGCAATGTAATCGCCACGACCATCAGAATCGTTTTGAAGTGCAATTACAGTTGCAAAATCTTGGCTTGTTAAGTCAGGATAAATATTAATAATTTTTTCGTATAAAGTCATTATGCTGCCCTTATTAAAGTACCTTGAAATCTAGTAGATGCAAAACCACCTGAATATTTTGGAGTTGTTGCTGAAAGCCATATTTGTGCATTTACATAATCGCCTGTTCCGTTTAGGTAGTAAATAATAGGTCCTCCAAATACTCCAGTTGCTGCAGTTTGATTTTCGGAAATTCTATTACCAATTCCGTTTTTTGCAATAATTGCAAAACATCTTGTAGGATTAACAGATAACTCTGTATTTACTGTCATATTAAATGAATAATAGCCAGCCACATTTGGTGCAAATGAATATGCAGGAACAGAAATTCCATTTAGAGTTACTGTGCTTCCTGTGTTGTTATAACATCCGCCTAAATCGTATTCTTCAGTATTGTTTGCAATAACAGTTTGTGTTGCGGAGCTAATTGTAGTGTCCAAAGCAGGATAACAACTAAAAACAGGAGTTCCTGTTACTCCTTGAGTAGCTGTGATTACACCAACAACATGAAGTTTTGTGCTAGGACTATTTGTGCCAATTCCTACATTTCCAGAGTTATCAATACGCATACGCTCTGCACCACTAGTCCAAAACAACATAGGTGATGCATCTTCATTTAAAAGATTAAAAGCACCTGTTCCTCTTTTGGTAATTGTTGCTTCACCATTTGCACCTGAACCTTTAATGATTCTTAATCCATAGTCTGTATAGGTGTCATCGCTGTGAAAATCTATATAGGCGTTTCTATTACCAGTTCCTAGTGAGTTTAATTCTATTGAAGCAGCACTAATAACAGTATTATTTATAGTTGCTGCTCCAGAAACAGTAAGTTGTGACCCTGAGGCAGTAGTTGTAGTTCCTATACATACTTCACCAGAACTTAAAATACGCATACGCTCTGTATTATTTGTTCCTGTAATTAATGGGTAAGCCCCAGTAGACATAATGACAGATGAATATGCAGTTAAAGAAAAAGTTCCTCCAACAGAGTTTTCTTTTCCCACATAAAATGAACCGCCAGTATTATTAAAATCCACATAAGCAGAATTTGTAGCAGTTGAAGGCTTTAATCTAAGATTTGCTAAAGTAGTTTGTATGTCTAAAGAATACCCTGGGCTAGTTGTACCAATACCTACAGCTCCTGAAGCAGTAGCTAAATAAGAGTTTCCAGCTACAGAAATAGTAGAAAAAATGCCATTAAAAGTATCTTTAGAAGCAATAGTTTGAACTACTCCAGCAGAATCTTTGTAAAACAGTTTTCCATCAGCAGTATTAATGGCTAATTCGCCAGCAACTAGGTTTCCTGAAGTAGGAGCAGCACCGCCAGTAGCGGAATAATAAAGAGAAATTGGTGTGTATCCAGTTTGTGCCATGATTAGTATGTCCCGCCAAAGATGCCTGTTAGAGCTGTTAGTGTACCAACATTATTGATGTCATTTGTAGCCATATTTAAGTCACCTGACATAGCAGTTTGACCATCAGAGGCTACTGATTGAGTAAGGGCATCAGCAATGTTTTGCATTGTTGTATTAGCCCAACTAGATGTAATTGTAGTGCCTGTTACTACAGGATTCCCTACTGGGAGACTATAAACTCCGCTACCATTTCTACTCATTTTTATTCTCCAACTGATTTTTGAGCTGCAGGTGCAGCCAAATAAGGGGCTATTTCACGAATTGCATCAGCCAATTTTTTAGCACTTTCTGGGCGTTTTCCTACAGCAGCAGTAACAACATTTCTAACGCCTGGCAAATATGGAGAAGCAGCAGCACCAGCTAAACCAGCTCCAACAGCAGTTACACCTGGAAATGCTTGATATGAACCAGCTCCACCAGCACCTAATAAAGCGCTTACTAAAGCACTTCTACCAGCAGTACCAGAGTCAGGTATTTTACTAGGAAGAATTTGTACGCCAGCATCAGAAAGGTCTTGCATTAATGCTTTTCCTGTAGCCGTAGCTCCTTTACCAGCAGATTCATCAGAAGCTTTAACTGCTGCAGCTAATTGCGATGGCGTAATCATTTCTTGTGTATTAGCCATAGAGCCAGCTCTGCGTATTCTTGCAAAGTTAGCAAACGCTTCATTAATAGCGCCTAATTCTTGAGCATATTCAGGGTTACTTCTTGATAAACCTTGTCTTACTTGACCTAAAGCGTTGTTGTAGGCATCGTAAACAAAAGCATCAGTTCCTCTACCGCCTTTAAAAGCTGAGGCTAATTTCTTAATATCTTGCTCAATAGCTTGATAAGACTTGCCACTAATAATTTCATCGTCAGGAGTATGCTTTTTGATAATGTCTTTAATGTTAGTAACAATCTCTTTGCCTTCAGCTTTTGGTAATCCAGTAACTGTTTTTGGCAAATTGTTGATACCTTGCATCAAATCTTGGTCAGGCAAAAACTTCATTTTAGGCAACAAAGTATTGTAAGCATCGCTAATTTGAGTTTTAACAGCCTCTACGCCAGCACGACCTGTTTCTTTTGGTACTGTGCCACCAATAGGGTCTAAAGCACGCTTATAGGCTGCTCTATTGAATTCCTCAATGCCTTTAGTGCGAGAGTAATCAATCAACTCGCCCAACAATGGAACGCTAGTTAGCTTATCTTCTATTTTGCGTAGTGCGCCACCCATCATTTGACCAGGAGTTAAATTAACGCCTTCGCCAACAAGCCTTTGAGCAGCTTCTGATAGCCTTGGAGCTACAACATTAGCAACTCCACGACCAAGAGCTGTACCGCCAGCACCGCCTAAAGCACCTACACCGACTTTTTGTGGCAATTCTTGTATTGCTTCCATGCCAGAAGTGCCAGATTCAGTAGGCGTTAATGCTCCACTTGCTCCACCAACAGCAGCACCTTGCAAATAAGGATTTGCTCTAGCAAAACTAGGCAACATACTAGCACCCTTCATTAGAGCGCCACCAGTCAACACTCCACCGCCAATTTGACCTGCACCAAATGTCATTGGATTGGCTTCTTGGAACGGCTTCATACGCTGTTGAATAGCTTGTGCAATTTCAGCAGGTTTACCGCCTGAATATTGAGCAATAGCTAACGCTGGGTCAACAATACCCTTACCAGCACCAACAATAGCTGACTGATAAGCAGGTATTTCTCTTGCTTGTTGTTGACTTGGAGCTGCTTGACCGCCTTTTAATGCCATTAAGCCGTCATTAGACATCTTTGACAAGTCATTGGCTTTTAAAGCCATTAAATCAGCATCAGATAGCTTAGACAAATCCATTATTTTCTTCCTTGTCTGCGTGCTATTTCAGCATCAATAGCAGATTGGTCAGGCATTGCACCCATAGGTGTCATTCTAGGAACTTGGTAGTACGGAACTAAACCAGCAGTATCTGGATTTTTTGCCATTTCACCAAGTTTTGCTTGGTAATTGTTATAAGTGTAATCAGAAGAACGCTTGGCAGCATTAGCCAATTGCTTAATTTCTGTTGGCGTAAAGGTAATGTCACCAGAAATAGCTCTTTCAGCCAATTTGCTTTCAGATTCGGTAATAGCACCTTGACCACGCATTTGCTGACGACCTTGCAATGTCAACTCAGCAAGACCTTGCATAGCTTGGCGTGTATTACCAATCTTAGACTCTAATGTATCGCCACCTAAACCAAGTGTATTAGCAAGTTGAGCAGCACCCAAACGCACATTAGCACCTGTACCAGTAAACAGCTTATTGCTATCAATAGCTTGAGTAATTCTGTTAGCTGAATCTTCAGTTTTAACTGCTGCTTGCGCTATTCCTTGAGCTTCTTTCATCATTGGACCAACTTCGCCAGCGATAGATTTGCCCATTTGGTTGATTACATTAGTTGCCCCAGCCTTTTTGAGACCCATTTCGTATTGAGCAAAAGCTGGGTTCTTTTGAGCATACTCAAATTTTCTAATATCAGCAGGAGTTTCTGGAATTGCTGCTTTAACCAAAGCACCTTGGAATGGAGTAGTTCCACCGTATGCGTTAGGTAATGACAAAGCACCAGCAACATCGCCTTTTTGAATTGCTTGAATAGCTGCCTGTCTTTCTTGTTCACGACCTTGGCGTAATGCTTGAGCTAAATCACCAGCTTTTTCATCGCCTTTTTTAGCCATATAAGCACCCAAAAGCATACCTACAGGAGCTTGTAATGCTTGCCAAGGTGAAGGGGCTACATAACGCCCACTAATCATTTGACCTTGTGGAGCTTGTTGACCTTGTTGCATAAGCAACTGAGCCATCTGTTGTTGACGGTTTAATTGTTGCTGTTGAGCATACAACTCAGGAGGCAATGTACCTGACTGAGAAAGATTGAGTTCGTCTAAAGTAGCCATGCCAATTCCTTAAAATTTTATTCCGTAACCGCCTGTGGCGTAAGGATTAATGCTTCCATAAGTGCCACTACCTTGAGTTAAACCAGTACCCATAGCATCACCCATTCCTGGAACATTTGTCATTTGAGGAAGGTTAGAAGCAGGTAATTGAACATTGCCACCTTTGCCACGCAAAGCCATCGCCATAGCCAAAGGATTCAATCCTGATAGGCTTACGCCTCGACTTGTTGGTTGAGCCATTTCACTACCTTGACCAAGTTGCTGATTAAAGTATTGTTGTTGAGAACCAATGTTTTGAAAAACAGGATTCATGCCTTGTTGGTCAGCATCTTCAAAGCCAGTAGGCATATAGATATTTGTATATGGATTAGGCATTTATCACTCCGTAATTAACCATTTTGTAGCCATCAGGTCTTGTAATAACGGCTTGTGGCATGACTTTCTCAACTTCGTGAGCCATGTAGCCAACAAACTTGCCATGACCAGCTTCATCTTTCCATTCAGGCTTGTATTCGTATTCGTATACAGGCAATCCGTTAGAAGCAATGCCAATCTTGACAATGTTTTCTTTAGAGCGAATATCAGACATCAATGCACCAGCACCCAACATACCGCCTAAGCCTAACAAGCCACTTGTCATGCCTGATTGAGCAGCTAATTGAGCGTTAGAGTTGCCAAGGTTGTAGTTACCAAGAGCGCTAGTAGCCCCAAGAATATCTGCTCCACTTGTAGTTGCTTGTTGTGGAACATTTACAAAACTTGGGTTTTGAACTTGTGCGCCACCACGCAATGCACTTAATGTATTAAGTGGCAAATTGTAATTGGTCATTGCTTGGGTATATTGCTGTTGCTGCGCTTGATTGCCAAGGTTTGCATTAGTCATACGATTAGCAAACATTTGTTGCATAGCTGCATTGTTAGCTTGTTGAGCTGCCAATTGATTTGCATAACCTTGTTGACTAGCCTGATTATTAAAGCCCAATCCTGCCAATTGATTTGCATAGTTTTGCTGTGCTGCTTGATTTCCAAGCTGTGTTCCAGCAATTTGATTTGCGTAATTTTGTTGTGCAGCTTGGTTTTGCAATTGTTGAGCAGACAAGTTTTGACCAAAATTTTGAGCAATAGCTTGATTGTTTAATCCAACATTTGCCAACTGGTTTTGATTTTGCTGTGTAAGCGCTTGATTTCCAAACTGTCCAGCAGCCAAGTTTTGACCAAACATAGTGTTTTGCACATTTGAGCCAGCTAATTGTGCTTGAGTTAACAAGTCATTAGTTTTTTGACCTTGTTGGGTCATGGCACGATTGTAGGCTTCAGTACCAGGCACAATACCTTGGTTAGCTAACTGAGCTTTTAAACGGTCATCGCCTTGTTGAATTTGTGGATTCAAACGACTCATTAACAATCCAGTTGCTTTATCCCAGCCTTCCATGCCTGTGCCAGCTACATTAGTTTGAAGATTTGCAGCGTTGCCCATGCGTTGAGCTTGTTCACCAGCACCAACTCCATAAGCTTGTTGTGCTTGCCCTACTCCTAATGCTTGTTGTGCTTGACCAGCTTGAGAAAATTGAGGACCTTGACCAACTTGACCTAAATTAGCTCCCTCTACACTAGATGTAAGAGATTTTGCTAAAGGCATTTGCCTACCTTCTGACCTACCAAAACTTACATAATGTTGATAAGGGTCCATGCCAGCAGCTGCTACATCAGGGTTAGCCTGTAAATAAGCTTGTGCATCAAAGTATGGGTTAAATCCTTGACCCATTGTTTGCTGTACACGCCCTAAAGAAGCATTAATGGTGTTTCCTAAGCCTACTCCAGTAGCGTTTTGGATGTTCAACATTTGCTGTTGAGCAGGAGCTAATGATGTATCAGCTCTCCAAGTAGGATTTCCTTGTGAATCTACGCCTGTTTGCTGATAAACAAGGTTGCCGTATGGCGTGTACTGACTGACTCGGTTAGCAGCAGTAGCAGCTTGAGCAGCAGCTAAGTTGCCTTGAGCAGTTGTTTGAGCTGCACCAACATAATCAGGCGCAGGAGGAGGACTAGGAGGACTCCCAAAAAACAAATCTGTTACTGGACTTAAAATTCCGCCACCGCCACCCATATCATTCTCCTTTAAGAGGCGTTTTTAAGTCGAGCCATCGACAATTTTCACGCCTCATTGCTAATATAACTAAATCCCCATCGGCATGGGCATCCTCGATATACGCTTTATCTACAAAACCAAGGTGTCGGTCTAACTTCAATGCTTCCTCGTTATTTGAGGAGACTGCAGCTAGTATAACCTTAACGCCTAGTTTGTTAAAGGGATAATCGAAACACGCCCACAATAAATCTCTAGTAATCCAATTTGGGACTATTGATGCTTGGTGCATAGCGCAGGACTTATCCTGGATATTCGTATAAGCAACAACAGCCACTACTTCACCATCTAATTCTTGACCAATACATACTGTATTTTTGTCAAATTTAATGCCTAAAACACCTGTAATCCACGCTCTTAAATGCTCTTGATTTTCAGTAGTAACCCTACGCATTACAGTACGCCACCAGCTTCCATAACATAATCAGTTGATGCCCAATGCAATTCAATGTTTCTAGCTGCCACATTTAAGTTAATTGACCCTGTAAAGCCTAGACCTGTAACACCTTGCCAGATTTTAGTAGTTGTAAGCCCACCAGCCCAGTTAGCTCTATCCCATTTAGACACATTCCAAACGCCATCATTCTGATTGCTAGGGTTAAATGAGACTTGTCCAAGGTTGATTTCAGTATCAAAATCGGTGCTTAGACCGCAATAAACATTAGGAACTCCACCTGAAGATTGCAAAATAGGGCGAACCAAAGTAAAACGCTTTAATTGTCCTGGAGTGCCAAAATAAGAATAAGCTTGTTGAGCAGCAGCAGTAATGTTGTTTTCGTCATCAGAATTAGATGTGTAGAAAGTGGCTACATAGCCATTCCCACCAAAGTGCATATCAGCATCGCCTGATACTTCCCAGCAATGGGCTTCAATATTAGTAAATCTGCCCCATGACTTAGTAATGGTGTGCATTACATACTGTTCTGTGCCATTCGTAATAGGAATGTTCAGAATTAGCATATTTTCACTAGCAAAATAGTTAATTTGCCAGCCAAAGTTAGCAAAATAAGTAGTTGCTGCTTGACTTACGGCATAGTAAATCTTGTCTGTTAGGTTCACCCTAGGGTCTAAACGACTAGATTGAAGTGCTGAAGAAAGAGGCACTAAACCATCTTGAGTCAGCAAAAGAAGGTCTCCAGACCATTTAAAGAAGCATCTACGGTTAAAAGTTTGACCTAATTGCCATACGCCTTTAAGAAGCCAAGTATCTGCGTTATCAGGGTCAGTACCGTTATAAACGATAACTTCACCCATTGAAGTGACAAATACTGCATAGTCATCAGCACCTTGTCCAGCATCCAATGTCCATGTTCCCATAGCTTGTAAGAAACCAGCATTACGAGCAATTCCACCAAAATACAATGGGGAAGCAGTACCGCCAATAGAGTCTACAGGCAAATACCATGCAGTTAGACTGTCTTTTTCTGTAAAGTAAAGACGGTTTTTAAACAAGTTTACATTGACAAATTTGCTGTTGTTTACGCCATCAATGCCAATGGTTGAATATGTACCCATAACAGTTGCTGAACCGCTAGGCGTTGCAGTCATGGTGTATTCAAAGGTTGTAGCGCCAGTTACATTAATAACATAAGTACCGCTATATTCCGTTGGCGTAGTGCCTGAAATAGTAACTCTATTGCCATCAACCAATCCATGAGCTGAGGCTGTAGTTAGAGTAGCCGTTAATCCTGAATTGGTAATACTGCTAATTGTTTGAGCAACTGAAGTTGTAGCTACATAGAACCAACGAGTGCCATCGTAAATCATGGTTGGGTCTACGCCATTACAAGCCACCAAAAAGTGACCTGCAGTATTGGTCATATTGACCGATTGAAACTTATCGCTAGTAATTCCAGTAAATACCTTAACCGCTGGATTTGGTTGAGTATCCCAAATATCATTTCCTGCAGCACCAAATAAGTTATACCCAATATTCTTGGTGTAATTCATTAGGGTGTTTACAGGAGTGTCATCTTGGTTTAAATAAGTGCCTACTACTGTTGCGTTGCCACTTGGGACTGCATCCATTACATAAGTAAAGGTTGTAGGACTCATTACAGTAATCTTAAATACACCGCTATATTCAGCAGGAGTTGTACCTGTAATAGATACATAAACTCCAGTAGTTAGACCATGAGCTGCAGCCGTAGTCAAAGTAGCAATATCTTCTACACGAGTAATGCTAGAAATAGTCTGAACGCCTGTACTTGTGGTCAGAATAGAAGTTACTGTATACCCTCTACGCATCGTTACATCGGTTGGAGTAGGGTAAAAATTAACTAACTGAACAGCATCAGTAGGAGACATATTTGCTAGTGAATCCCTAGCGTTCCAGCCCCCAATAGGGGATGGTACTGAAGTTGTCATAGCGGTATTTTGTTTTGGTCGCATTATGAACCGTATCCAGTATCAGGGATGTTAGCGTAACCAATAAGCACTTTGCTTGGGTATGGAGCAAATGAAAGGTTAGGAGCGCCTTTGTCTTGGGCTTTAGCAACAGATAAATAACGCTGATAGTCTTGAGAAACAACAGTAGTATCAAAGCCTTTAATGCCCCAATATTTAGCTTTTGTAAGCAAAACAATGATACGGTCATCTAAAACAGTAGTATCTAAGTCATTAGTAAAGCTTGTTTTTACAGAGCCATCAGGCGCTCTTACATAGCCTTTAGACTTGTATTCCCACCCAATGTACTCTTGAGTGTTCATAGGCGGCCAGACTTGGAACTGATTATCCAAAATACGCCAGCGAATACGAGGACCAGTTGAAATATAACCAGACTTTAGCCATTGCCATTGCTGTGCATCTTCAGGTCCAAGAGCTTCCCAATGCTTAGTTTTATCCCATTGGGTACGGTTAGTAATGCGCTCAAAGTCAAAAGGCAAAGAGTAAGCAGTTTGAGCCAAAACAACGCTACCAGTACCGTCTCCAGAAGCCATTTGGCTCATGGTGATGATTTTTGTAGTGTTATCGGCTGTTACTACTTGAGTGTCTTGATTAATGTTGTAGCCAGTAATGCCCCATTGATTTGTAACTGCGCTAATGTCTGTACCGCCATCAACTACAAGGGTTGTAGAGCCATTTACGCTAGTTGCATTGGTAGTAATTGCTTGGGTGTAGAAACGATATTGAACCTGTAAGGCTTGCCAATCGTATTCTTTTACTAAGTCGTACCCTGCGCCATTCATTAGGGCAAGGATTTGCTGGACATCCTGTGAAGGATTGCCAATTACATAAGTAGGAACTGCTAAGTTAAGTTCAGCTGCGGTTTGCTGAACCATCTGAAGCATAGTTTGGGACATAGATTCACCTTTTACTTGGAAACGAGCCAAGTATTTGGCTTTGTCCAATTATATACAAAAAAGGGAGATTTCTCCCCCTTTTATTTACTCAGTAACTTCTTCTTTTTTCTTACGAGGCTTTTTTTCTGCCATCATAGCCATTAAAGCATCAATTTGCTCTTGTTGTTTGGCTAGTTTGGCATCAGCTTCCATCTTAATTGCAGCGTTTTCTTGGCGCAATTTAGATAATTCTTCTTCTCGTTGATTTGTCTCACCAACTTGGTCGGCAAGGTTCAAAAAGGCTTTAGCTTTGTCCCTAAATGAATAAGGATTCATGCCAGCAATCATGCCAATCTTTTGGATTTGTAGGTCAGAAGCGTTAGCAACCGCTTCAACTGTATGAAATTTAATGCCTTTTAGCTCGTCAGCTTGGCTACGGCTAATAATTGTCCATTCCTCAATAGGAGTCCCTACGATTTGCTCATGATTAGCGGTTTGGTTTTGGTAATGCGCCCATTGCCTTGGAAAACGAACTTTATGCTCATTGTTTGCATAAGTGTCAATTTCAGTTAATGAATCACCAGGTATGCAAATACGGACAAAATCAAACTCTTTGAATATTGGTCTACCAGCTGCCATAGACTCATCTTCTTGTTTCATGGAGCGTTTGTAGAATGTTACTGCTAGGCGTGAATCTGCGCCCAAATCATCGGATGGTAATGCCATTTTTAATTCTCCTAAGTAGTTAGGTTGTTAAAAGAAAAAGGGAGTCCTTCTTTAAGGGACTCCCTAGGGTACTACAAAAGCTGCAACTTATACAGAAGCTTTACCGAACCAACCATAATCACCAGAAACCATTGAAACTGCTGGGGAGATATAAGCTCCACCAGTAGCTGCAACAGTAAAGGCTGTTGTGTCGATAGCACAAACTGTAGTGCTAGGAGCGATAGTAGCTGCTGCTACAGCCCATACATAACGCAAACCATCAGAAGCGAAAGTTTGTGTTCCGAGTGGACCAAAGTTTGCAGGTTCGCCATTTACTGCGATTTCTGCTGCTGTTTGAACTACTTCTAGGTCAATACCAGCGATGGGTAATGTTGAATATGCCATGATTATTTCCTTAAATTAATTGAGTAGACAAGATTAGAAAGGGCTTTCGCCCAATCTATTAGGTTGTCAACAAGCCTTGCAAGAAGCGGTTAGAAGTAGTCAAGTTACCAGCCCAACCGTATAACTTCACGATTGCATCTTGGTTAATCGCTTGACGCTCGCCACCGATAGGTACAAAGTTACGCTCTTTGTGAGGGCGGAAGAAAATGTAGTTAGTGTTGAGCATATACATATAAGTAGCTGTCTCTTGTGAGCCATAACCACCACCAAGTACCACATCAGCAGATGTACCGCCACCGTAGAACTTCAATGAAGCAAAGCCTGAAGCACCTGATTCCTCAGAAGCGATACGCTGAATAGCTTGCAAAGAGTTTACATAGAGTTGATACATTGTGTTACCAGCAACAATCAAGTCAGCCTTGTCAGTACCACGAATCTGCTTGATAGCAGCTTCAGTCATCTTAGCAAGGATGTTTGTTGTAGCAGGAGTTGTAGTTACACCAGTAGTAATCTGGTTACGCCAGAAGTCCCAGTTAGCAGCATTAATGCCACCGTAAGTACCTAGTGTAGGAGTAGCAGAAACAGCAGCTCCCAAACCATCTAAGTTCTTACCACCGTTACCTGTACCGTTACCATAAAGGTCACCAGAGATACGGTTAAGCAAACGAGCTTCAGAAACTTGCATACGACCATCTAAAAGGTCAATGATTGCTTCTTTAGAGCTGTTTTGCAGCATTTCAAGACCAGACATAGTTACTGAGTCTGCGTACTGAGCAATTTTGTACTGAGCAGCAGAAATAGGGCTATCTGGAGAAATGTTCAATACTTCGTAACCGCTATATGAATTAGCGTTATTAGTATTTGGGTCGTTGTACATGATTTCTTCAAGAATCACATTACCACCTGAGAATGGGCGTACATTGCCCTTCTGGTTTAAACGCTGAAGAATCGCATTGTTTTCTGTTAAGTTGTCTGCCAATTCACCGCTACGACTTTGAATAGTGGTAGCGATAATATCGGTAATAGCTGAGTTAGCAAATGCCATGATATATCCTTAGTTAAAAAATTGCCAAAATTGGCTAGTTAAACCCTACGACTCAATGCTTCGCCCATTTGTTCGGCTAACAATGACCGTCTATCCTTTTTATCTCCTGTGTCAGCCACTTTTCCGCTAGGTGTAACGGAACGAGGACTTACTGCAGCAGCCTTAGCTTTAGCTACTTGCTGTGCTTTACTTGCTTGTTTCTGTGCAGTTTTCAGGAGTCGTTCCTGTTCAATTGCCCATACTTCATCGTTCAAGCGTACAGCTTTGGCATAAGCCGTTTCTAGGTCTTGGGCTTTCCCTAGCTCAAGTAGTTGAGCCATTTCTTCCCTTACCACATCAAAGTGCGGAAACTTCTCCACATTACTGCGTACACGCTCAATTTCACCCATTAAGCGTTGGTTTTCCTCTTGGGCAAACCTACCTTTAATGCTTGAAACTTCTTGATTAACCTGGTTTAGTTGGTTCATCAATTGTTGCGTGTAAGGGTCTAGTTGTGGCTGTTCTGCCATTCCTAAACTCTCGTTATTTAATTGTATACCATAATCTTGTGCAAGTCGTTGGAACATTTGCAGTTTTTGTTCGTATGGAGCTTTTGACAAAACCATGTGCGCTCTGCCAAGATTATTAATCCATGCAGAAGGGCTAATGTTTTGAGCTTGCAACTCAGGCACAAATGGAGCAATAGCTTCTTCTAAAGACCTAGCTCTGTCAGCTTCAGCCTTGTAAGTGGATACGCCTTTTTTGTACTCAGATTCTCTTTGGTTGGAATACTCAGCAAGTTTGCGAGCTTCTTCTTTGGTCAACTGTTCGCCTGAAGTGAGCTTATCCCAGATAGGCAAATACTCTTTTTTCCATGTAGAAGGGCGAGCTAATGGAGGCTCTTGTTCCTCAACTTCTTCAGCTTCCTCGGCTTCTTCTTGAGCAGCCTCAACAGCAGGTTCTTCTTCATCTTTAGTGAATTGACCCTTTTCGTTACGAGCTTGCTCCTCAATATCATCCGTAGCTTCTAGCTCTGCAGGAGCTTCGTCTACAGGCTCTAAATTGCCTTCTTCTGCAGCTTCCATAGCTTGCATTAATACTTCTCTACGGTCTAATTGTTCTTCTGACATGGTTTTCTCCAAGGTTTCGGATTATTTAAGTTTTGCATGGGCTAATTCGGCAATTTGTCGCTTTCTTGCCTCCATAGACTGTCTGCTCAGTTTTGCTTCAGGGTGCTTCATGATTGGGTCGTTACCCAACTCAATCATTCGATGCTCTTTTAGATGGCTGCGGTGATGGCTTCGGCTCTTAATCCATGTGCCGTCTACCTGTGAAACATAGCCTTCAATATCTGACATGACCATAGGTGCTTCCCTAGCGGTCATTTCCTGCTTTTCTTTCCATGCTTGTTCAGCTTCAGGAGTTCCTAGGGTATATCCCCAAAACTCCAAGTAATGCTCTTTATCTGACTTTTTGGCTTCCACATGGTTGCCTTCGGTATATCCACATTTAGGGCAAATCATAGTTCCTCCAACAGTTTAGGTAGTTTGTGCCATTCTTCTTTGCGTAATAAGACTACTGAGTCGTACCAAGAAGCGTGTTTCCAACGCCAACAAATATAGTCATGGTCAGGTAGCAAAAGGAAACATTTAACTCCTAAAGCACCAGCCAAATGAGCAGTTGCTGTGTCAGGAGCTACTACGGCTTTCATAGCTTTCATGTGGCAAGCTGTTTTGTAGAAGTTCTTTTTCCATCCGTCATTAGGCAATGGGTCAAAAATGTCATCTACTTCTACATGAAGGGAATAAGCATTATCACCTACCAATTCACGCATTGTTTCTAGCGGAATGGACTTCGTATAGTGCAAAGGACCATTAGAAGCCGACCAATTTACGCCTATTTTGCGTTCAATATTGCTTGGTTTAGCCTCAAAATAGCCTTCTGAGCCAACAATCTTCTGATTTGTTATAGGAAATGACTGTTTAACGAATGGTGGTGCATAAGTAGCAAAATGAGGGAGTGACATAGAGCCAATCCAGTAATCTGCCTCTAATGGTGGACCATCAGTCCTAGAACAAGATATGTAATCTATGCAATCCATCGTTCCTAGGAGCTGCATCATGGATTCATGGCACATTACGCTAAGTGTTTTAGCTCCCCAGGCTTTGAGCATAGGTAGGAATCGAGCAAATTGGATAATATCGCCAAATCCTTGCTCCATTTGGACAGTAATATGCTTACCAATCAGGCGTTCGCCATTCCATTTAGGGGCTTTTATCCATTTTTGCCAGTTTTCGCCAGTTGCTTGCATCACTAATGGATGCCAACGGAACTCATAGAGTCTAAAACCAGCTTGGTAATGACCCATGTGCAATAGGTCTACACCTTTTTTATAGCTACGGTAAGCCGTCATGCTTTTGCTACCAGTTCTGCGTAAGTAATCACGCTTTCTCCTTATAAAAACAACGCTAAAATGCTTTCCTCGTCATCTAGTTCAGCCAATCTCTTAGCTTCAAGTATTGCAATCTCTTGTTCTAAGCGCTCTTTTGCTTGACGAATCAACACCGAATTATATAAATCTTGAGCTTGTCTTTGCAGGTTAGCAATTAAGGCATCGTAATTGACGATTTCTTTTTGCTTAGCCTCTACAACTTGCTCAGGTGATTCTACATCAAGTGAATCTGCACTAACTTGTGGGTCAATCTGATTACGGATAAACGCTTTACGAGCTTCTTGGTCTGCCTTGAGAGCAGCCATGCGTTTTTCTTCAGCTAACTTGAGCTTTTTCTGTAATGCTTTGTACCGCTTTCTTTCTTCTTTAGTCCAACCTGCATCATCCCCACCCTTTTTAGTAGGTGCTGGAGTAATGACGATTTGAAACGCATCATTTTGAAATGCGTTTTCTTGGAAAGCAGTTTGAAACATTTTAGAATGTACCGCCTGAAACGCCTACATATTTACTAGCAGTAATGGTAGCCCCAGTAATGTCGTTTGGAGTTGTACCGCCAATCGTAGGAGGGCTAGACAAGTCCAATGAACCGCCAAGAGTCAGGCTTCCGCTAGAAGTAACTGTTCCGCTAAGGCTAATACCTGAAACTGTGCCAGTTCCGCTTACGCTAGTGACTGTTCCTACATACTGGTCATTAGAAGTAACAGTAAAGTTAGGATAAGTACCAGTAACGCTTGTAGTTCCTGCTCCTGTAATGCTTACAACTTGGTCAGGAGCAGTATTGGTTACAGTTACGCTACCAGCACCTTCGGTTACGCTAATGCCTGTACCATCGGTTAAAGTTGCATTTACCCATTTTCCTGCGGTTTGGTCACGAATTAATAGCTGACCATTGGCAGGAGTTGTAATCTGCACATCGCCTTCGTATTGACCTAAAACACCACCAAAGGCAGGGCGAATAAATAAAGAGCCATTGTTATCTGCATGAACTACGGCACAAACTTGCACTTTAGCGTTAGGAGCTGCTGGCAAAGTCTTTGTTAATCCACCAGTTACAGTTGGGTCATAGTAAAGAATCTGACCATCTACCCATGCTTCTGCACCGCCTGTAGTATTAATGCCACGCACTAAGCCAAATGCAGTTACATAAATCCAATCGTTTAATGCACCGCTTTCAGTTGCTACACCCATGACATAGGAAGCTGTTGCAGCCGTAAGTCCTGTAGCAGGTGCGCCAGTTAAGCCACCGCTAGAGCCTACTGTGCCAGTAAACATCACTACTTGACCTTCAGTAATGGCAGCAGAGCATTTGATACGGAAATATGTTTCTTCACCAATCTGTTGGACTGCGTTACCACCTTCCATGACAAGGCTCAAAGTCTGTATGGAATCAGCATTGTCCCAATACAAAGTGCCTTGAGCTGTAGGCAATGTGCCTGGAGTGATGTCAAAGTCTACGGAATTTACATTGGCTACATCGCCATTATCTGTGACAGTAACGCTAGAGTTCTGAATCAGTTTGCCAGTTGTCGTGTCAAAACGAGCAATAGCGTTATCTGTTGCAGAAGCTGGACCAACTACATCGCCACCCAAAGATGGGCTTGAGTTAGTAATTACGCCTGTAGAGTTGTCGTAGCTAATGCCTGTGCCAGCACTAATTGAAGTTCTAGCTCTAGCGGTTGTAAAGTATTCGTTTGTACCTTCAGCGATGTTGGTAGTAGTAAGAACTACTGCTCCAGTAAACCCGTTTACGCTGGTAACTGAGTCTGTGTTGTCAATCTTTTGCCAGGCTGTTCCGTTATAGACTGCCCAATCTCCGACTTGCCAATCTGTAACTCCGTTAAGGTTTGTTGTTCCTGCAACTGAAACCACATAGTAGTAACCCTTAGTACCGACTGAACTTGTAAGGGTAGGTGTGTTTGTTGATGCGTTCCAAGTGCCTTGATAGCTTAATGCTCCTATGATTGAATCAGGGATTTCTGAAATGGGTACTTTGCCTGAAGCATCTAAGGTTGCAACTCCCAAAGCTACGCCAGCATCTTTAGTAGAAGCTGTGCCAAGACCTGTAACTTGAGTATTTGCAATCTCAATCGGTTGGTCAAAGATGTTAGTTAAACGCCCTTGTTGGTCAACGGTCTGAGTAATGGTTCTAGCAGCAGTTCCATAAGTTCCAGTAGTTACGGCTGTATTAGCTAAGGCAAAAGTACGGTTAGCAGATAAGTCACCGCCTCCAGTCAATCCTGTACCAGCAGTTAAAGTGCGTGTTGTTGGTACATAGCCTGAAACGGTTACGCCTGAGATTGTTCCACCAGTAATGGCTACGGCATTAGCGTTCTGCTCTGCCATAGTCCCAAGACCAGTTAATTCATGGTTATCGTTCCAGTTACTCGGTCTTACTATGGTGTCATCAGGACCATCAGGAATGGCACTAACAAACTTATGCTTGACTGTAATAGCCATTATTGAACTCCGATGATTTTGCCGTCAGCTCCACGAACTACAGTTTTAGGTCTGCTATGTTGTGCATTAATAGTATCTACTAAGGCAGAAATAGCTTGTGCCATTTGCATATTACCTTGTCCGATAGCATCGGCAATAGGTTGCATTGGGGATTCCATTGACTTAGCCATGTCTTGCTCAGTCATGTAAGCCATAGTTCCATCAGATTCATCAGCACCAATACGAGCTACTTCAATCTTTGCACCGTTGTTAATATGGGCGAGAAGCACTTGGGTATTGCGCTCAGTCATCATCTTCATCTGAGCTACCTTCATTTCCATGTCTCGGTTCATAGCGTTGCGTTGTTCTTCCAACTGGAACTTGAGCTGATTTTCTTGAGCTTGGTATTCTTGCTTGGCTTGCTCAATTTGGATAGCATTTTGCATCTTCATTTGCTCTAACTGAGCCTGATTCTGCATCTTAGCTTGCTCAAGTTGAGCTTGCATTTGAAGCTTCTGCATTTCAGGAGTAGGTTGCTTAGGCTGACCTTTGGTAGATTCATACTGCTTACGCAATTCGTCTGCTGTTTGGTCAATAATGCCTTCCAACTGTTTGCCAGCTTTGAACGCTGTAACGCCAAATTTAAGCATTTCGCATAGCATTGGTGTCAACTCAGGGTTTGCATTTGCAGCAGGTAGGGCTGTTTGCATAAAGCTTCCAACTGCAGCCAAGAAAGCGATACGGTCTGACTTTTCTTGTTGCTCATCCTGATAAATCATGGAATCGCTAGTTACTTCAATACGGAAGTTCTTAGAAGCTTGGTCACGCAATAAGGCGATAGCTTGTGGAATTAGCTGCTTATCTTCATTAGATAACTGCATTGCACCGCTAATCTGTACCAAAGTCTCATCGGTAAACTGGTTACAAATGATTTGCGCTTTGATGGATAACAAGCTGGTAGCAAAGTCTACAACTGCGTGCTGCATGGTCTTTAAACGACCAGAAGCATTGTTAGACTTAATAATCTGCGCGCCCAATGTTTCATTAGGGTCAGACTGACCACGCTGAATATCGGCAATACCCATTAACTCATAGATTTGACCCTTAACTTGGTCCATTGCTTGATAGCATTGAGCCAAAGCCATAGCAAATGGAGTGATGTCAACTAGGTCAATAGCACCTTTCATGCCTTGCTTTTCAGCAAAAGCCATCCAGTTATCCACAGGAATCAGGGTGTTGTTTTCGCCTTCAGAGAACAAACGCTGCAACTCAGAGCTAGAAGCATCGTAAACACCACGCACTTTCAATGCGTTAATGAGTCCGTCAATACGGTCACATAAAGTATCCAGTTCCCTAGCTTGGTCTTGGTAAATGACAAAGTCAGGAATTGGCTCAAGACTGTCGGTAGTCAGAGTTGAGTACAAAGGCTTAGGACAAGGGAAGAAGCACTCTAATTGAAGTGGGTCATCACGCTCATCAATAATCTTGCCTAAAGACTTGGATAGCCACAGGACTTTACCTGTTTCTTTATCCCAAATCTCATAAATTACAGCTTCGTAAACGCCTTCCATCGGCTTATAAGAGTTCTTATCATCGGCTGGTTTGGTATCCAATGGAATCTTATAGCCCATTTCTTCACCAAAGCGCTCAACCAATGCTGGGCGTGACATATAGACTTTACGCCAAACACAGGTAACTTCTTCCCATGTTCTTGCTCCTGGGGAATGTCCGAACTCTTTCCAATGGACATAATCGACTGGAGCGCACTCGTACTCAATACGCTCTGGATTCTCATTTTCTTCACCTTCAGGTGTCTCTGCTTCATCTGAATCTTCGGTAACTTGGAAGCCATCGTCAGGTTCTCCTTCTACATCAGCTTCAAAATGAGGCTCGTAGCGAACCCAAGATACACCACGACCACCCAAAAGGCGGTCAAGAACTGCGTTATTCATGGCTGACTTGTAGTCACCGTAATGCTCAATCTCAAACTCAAGCGCACGCTCAAGCATCATTGAGGCTACACGACCTATTGGGTCATTGTCCCTAAACCTACGGCTAACATCAGGTCTAGGCAGTCTTGCAAAGATAGCTGGCTGAATAGTCTGTACATTGCTCCAGAGGATGTTGAAGCGAGCATTAGGATTTCTGTCGTATCTTGAATCATCTTTGTATTTCTTAACAATCCGTTCAACTCTAGCTTCCCAGCGCTTATATTGGCGCTCATAGGACACAATCGTTTTGTACCAATCCTCGTATGAATGGTCTACAGTTGCTTTATCGTTTGCCATGATGTTGCCCTAAATGTTGAAGATTTTGGCGAAATGTTAAGACATTTTACCTAATTCTAGTATCTTTGGTTCACTTTTGTCTTGGTTTCTTTCCACAAGTCATTAATCGTAACATCAGTTTTGCCAACGAATACTCCTCTGATTGGCTCATCTTTAGTCTTAATTTTGGCTTCATCTTTCCAAACGATAGACAAGTAACGGAACGCATCAGCACCATGTGATGTCCAGTCATGCCTTGGCTTATCTCTAAAGACTTTCTTGTCCTCATCGTATTCACGCTGGTATTGGCGTAGACATTCAATGCCATCTTCGCACTTATGGTCAAACCAAGCTCTAGTTAAAGCTAGACGGCTTGCCTGAATACCGTCTTGTAACCCTAGATTTGGCACAATCCGTAATGATTTCATTGGCAGCTTATCGCCTAGTTGCTCAATGACTGAACGGTTAGAAGCTAAAGTCTTGGCTCTAGCATCATGTGGCAGGTAGTGATAGCCATATTCATAGCCTCGTTCCACTTCCCTAGATTGCACAATTCCAGCATAGAACGCTACTGGTTGACCATTTGAATAATGGTAGTCCAATAGCCTGATTTCCCCATGTATGACTTGGAAGAACCATATAGCCGTATCGTCTGAGTAGCCCAAGTCCCATGCAGTATGAACCTTAAACATAGGGTCATGTCTGACTTCGGTGATTCTGCCTTCATCGGTGAGCTGGCGCATTTCTTTACCGTAGAACGCTCCAAGAATGGCTGATTCAAAGTCACATTCAAACTCTTGCAAGTATTGGTCTTGGCTCATCATCTTGGCAGCATCAGCCAATTCAGCCTCTGGCAATAGATGGGTTTGACTAGCTCTTAGTGTCTTGACATACCAATCAGGGTCTTGGGTAGCATTGTTGTAGACATCCCAAAACTGGTTATGTCCTTTAGGCGTACCAATAAAGGTAGCCCATCCTTTACGGTCAGCCAATAATGGTCGAATGACAGCGCCCCAAATAGACGGTTTCATGTCTGCATACTCATCTAGCACTACGCCATCTAGGTAAAGTCCACGCATTGCATCAGGATTATCAGCACCAAATAGCCTGATTCTGTTGCCATTGACCAGCTCTACCCATAGTTCTGAGACATTGTGATTTGTCCGAACAGGAGCAGAGAACTTCATTAGGTAATCCCAAGCAATAGTTTTAGCTTGAGCGTAGTAAGGAGCTACATAAGCATAGCGCCCATCTTGTTTACCTTCGGTTAATGCTCTGTAAATGACATCATTCAGGCAACTGACTGTCTTGCCTGCTCGTCTATGGGCAATGATTACCGCCCAGCGCTGTTGTCTTTCATGAAAGTCTAAAAAGACTTCTCTAGGTTGGTAATCTAATTCTACTTCTTGGACTATTTCATCCATATATGCGTTTTGAGGCTATTTCAAAGTAATTAGGGTCTTGTTCAATACCTACGAATTTACGCCCTAAAGTCTTGCAAGCAACTCCAGTAGTGCCTGAACCCATGCAGTTATCAAGCACTATATCATTTTGATTTGTATAAGTTTTTACAAGGTATTCAAGCAAATCTAATGGTTTTTGTGTTGGGTGCTGATTTTTTTGAGAAACTGAAGCAAATTTTTGAATACTTGTAGGGTATCTATAACCTGTGTCGGCGACTCTAGCTTTTTTAATGTTTCCTAAATATGGGCTAAATGTAGGATTTAATGTTTTTCTTTTATCTATTTTTGATTCATCAGCTTTAGTCATTACAGGATTGTATGTAATCTTACTGTTTGCAAATACAACAATATTTTCATGTATTTTCATTGGCATTATTTTGGCTGTAAAAAACCCTGTAGGTCTAGTTTTTTCCCAAATAAGCTCGTATTTAAACCATTTTGTATTGCTCATTATTAATGCGCTAGTAAATGGCTGGCTACCAAACAATACTATTGCGCCATTGTCTTTAATAATGCGCTTGTATTGCGCCCAAAGTGGCTCAAAAGGTATTACGCTATCCCATTTACAGGCTGTAGTTCCATAAGGTAAATCGCAAATAATAGCGTCTATAGACTTATCAGGGATGGATTTCATTAATTCTAAGCAATCCCCTTGCATTAGCTTTATTTCTTCCAAGATACCACCATGCGTACAGGTGCTTTGTCATCCCCTACAACTTCAGTCCTTGCAAGTTTAGGAACTGCGTACTCAACCATGTTTTGAACAATGTCACAAGCTTTACCCGGATTAGGCAAAACTATGTATTTTCCTGTCTCATCGTCTTTAAGCCCTTCAGCAGTGTTATAGAGCCATGTCTGAAGGAATGGTAGGTTAGCATCAAGTAGTGCTTTAACAGCCTCTCGTGCCTCTTGAGTGACCTTGTTAGGCACTCCTTTAGCCCTTCCACCTGTCTTAGGTCTACTTTTATCTACTTTAGAAGTTGCTTTAGTTGTCATATCCGTCAAGTATTTGATTTCAATGGCTTTTATTGTAGCCTAAAAATTAAGCA